AGAGAGCCATCTGTGGTAGATGTCGCATCTGTAGTATCCTCAGTCTTGAGGATGCCATCGAACGTACCAGTTCCGGTAGTGCTGATTGTGGCTCCACTGCTGCCTGTGCCACCGCCGAACGTAGCCCCCGCCTCGCAAACCAAAGACGCCAGAGTCGCGGCACCGTCCACGTCTATCGTACTGGAGATATCCAGCGTAGCCGCGTCCAGTTCGCCCGTCAGGGTGACATTCCGAAAGCTCGCAGCATCTTTATTACTGTCCACAACCACGGCTTTAGATGCAGCAACGGTGCCTGCTGTGATTCCATCCAGAAACTCCAACTCTGCCTCTGTTAATTCAGCACCAGATCCCAGGGTCAATGTTCCTGTGACTGTCAGGTTATCAGCCACAGTTACTTCAGATGTGGTATGGCCGATTGTAACAGCTATCCCCGATGTCTCTGTTGCTATCTTCAGCGCACCAACGGCATTGGTTATATAGGAGTTAGAGCCGTCGTGATATAAGGTCAGATCCTGGCTGTCACCGATTTTCAGCGGAGTGCTATCTGTCAGCAGTAGCGAATCTGCCGATTCATCCCACAGCAAATGGCTCCCAGCAGTTGCTCCAAAGAACTTTACGTCATGGCCAGTGTCATTCACTCCTACGGTGAGCGTAGATAGGAAGGTGGCCGCTGATGAGGTGAGCAGCAGCAGATCCGCCGTCGTTCCCACGGTGAAGGCCATATCATTGGCATTGTGATCGTAAACGATCTTGCCAATGTCGTTGTCACCCGAATCGCCAAAGTGGATTGACGCGGTGGAACTGGTTCCTGCAAAGATGGTCATGCCGGTATTGGCGGAGGATTCCAACACCAGGTCATTGGCATCGGCATGGGCCGCTACACTTCCAGCAGAGGACGCATGAACATGCAGCTTGCCATCCCCGCTGCCTGCGGCAACCCCAGCCCCCAGCACCAACGATCCGAATAGGTAGTCATCGGTCTGGGATAAGTTGTCGTTGTTTAGAGCGTTGTCATTGACGCCCGTCAGGATGCCGTTGAACTCTGCGTTCAGGTTAGCTGCCGTGAGAGTCTCGTTGGCGTTCCACGTCTTTGTTCTGCTAATGTTGGGCATTTGGTTACCTTTGGTATAGCTCTCGGGCTTCAGGCGGAAGGCGGCGAAGTGCCAATGCCGCCGATGGTGGACAAATCTACCCGAGGACGAGGAGCGAAGTCGCCCCCTTCTCCCTCGACCCCTGTGCTGATCTGTAGTCTTTCAGAAAGCTGTCCTAATGTAATCCCTTCACGGGCCATAGCTTTTGCTAATTCTCCGCCCGTACTCCGATTGGCCTTCTGCAAGGCATCTACCATGTCGATCCAGCCTTGTTGTGCTTTACTGATTTTCTCGGCCCCGCGCGTATAAGCTCTCACTCCTTTGCCCGGAGCGCCCGATTCCACGAGCCGCAAGAACATTTCGTTTGCTCCCGCTGGAGAGAAAGCTATTACTGCAGGAATTGAGCCGAGGCCAAGGCCAGCTGACCCGGAACCCACGATCATTGCGGCCACGCCTCGTAAAATCTGAGATATTTCTGACCGGCCTACCAGTCCAGAGCCAAACAGTTCTGACGACCCTGCGCCCACAAGGGCAGGGGTGATCGTGGTGTCCCCGCCCTTTTTCTCAAGATCGCGCAAGGTAGACAGGGGCGTTTCGACTTTCCCTGTCAGCGCATTGATCATCTTTTTTGCTGTATCGGAAACAACGAGGTCACGAATCTCCCCGGCTGCGTTCAGGTGGCCTGGGGATAAACCCAATTCACCTGCGTAGGTGAACAGGTCGGCGGAGGATTGCTCATACTTCGCCATTGCATCTGTGTAACCCGGAACCTCGCTCAGTTTGTCCGCCATGATCTGCCGAAGGCCCCCGAGGGCCACTCTCGCCTCGCCTGACACGTCCGCGCCTGCGGCCTTGAGCGCGTCGTCAATCGCCCTGCGATACATTATCATGTCGCCAACGGAAACAATATCGGGGGCGTTGATAAGCCTTCCAAAGGCTTCCTCAATCAGCGCGCGACCAGTGCCCTGCGAGGCAACAGCCGTTGTCTGGTCGAACTCGTCGCCAAAGTCAGGGAACTCAAAGGTCGCCTGCCGCGTAGGCACCCTGGTGCCCGTACGCTGCTGGAACGGCCTCGGTCCTGACGCCGGAAACTGAGATCCCTCTGGAAGATCGCCCTCTGGCTCAAAGACGGTGATCGTTTCATCAACTTCGGCGTTCTTGGTCTTGACTTTCAGATCATCGAGAGCGGCCTGCGCTTCACGGCGCATGTCGAGGTCTACATCAATGCGCTGGCTGGTGTCTATGCGCTCAAGACCTTTCGCGTATTCCTCCCCCATCTCTTTCTTGATGCGATCTACCGACTCAAGGCCGCGGGTGACAATAATCTTTTCGGCGTCACCTTGATCCATCGTTCTAAACTCGCGCTGGATTTTTACGCCCGACCCCGGCTCCATGCCTGGGCGAGTAAAAACGGGTTCGTCTGTTCCTGTGCGAAACATTTCACGAACAAACCGAGGGCCACTGCCTGTGGATAGTCCGATTATGGACGCGGCCGCCTGAGAGCCAAAACCAGTCCCGTCAGATTTTTGCAGCGCCCGTGCAAAGCTCTTTGCCGACTCAAATGTTTCGCTGGCGACCCTGCCAGTGAGGCCCAAAGCTAAATCTGCCCCTTTCTTCACGCCGCGCCCAACTGCGCGGAACGCGGTGAAGGGCAGTTCCGCGGGGTCGATAATGTTCCTGGCCTTCCGAGCTATGTTGAGGGCGCGAGAAAACTTGCCCACTTTGCCTAATTTCTGTGCGACGTTTGCCCCTGCGCCACCGGGGACGGGTATCAGTGCGTTGGAGAGGGCCAGCGCCGGACGTTTCTGTATACCTGCAGGGCTGACCGAATGGACCATCTCGTCAGCAAAGTCCGATGCGGCCTGCGTTGTCTCTGGCGAAAAATCCATCTGGGCAATGGCGCTTAGAAGACTCGGCACAGGGCTATGCTGTCGCGCTTCTGTGCGAGGAATCTTCCTTTCCAGGTTTTGAAGGCCAGCACCGGCCATCTTCACCATCTCTTTCCCGGTATCCCAGGGACTCCACACCATCTGGCCAAAGCCCTCTACTGACTCTCCTGCGGTTTCCCCGACATCGGGGATGAACCTCTTGGCGGCAGTGGATACGTCGATGTCGCCATAGCTCTCAGGCTTCAGGCGGAAGATTGCGGCGTACTTGGGGTTGGACAGAGCCATCTCCCCAATCTCTTCACGATCCCTTCCCTGCAGGCCGGGAAGTTGATCGATCACAGCCTGGCCAAGGTCTTCGATATTGGTGAAGGTGCCGCCTGTTATTGTTGCCATTAGTTATTCTCTCAAAAAGTCGCGTTCGGAACCCTCGACGGTTCCTCCGGTAGTACCCAAATCTCTTTCCATTTCCTGCCCATCGGCGGTTAGTCTGTTGTCCTGAATGAACTTTTCGGCCATAACGACCAGAGTTCTGGGGACGTATTCGCCGCCACCCGCCTGCACTCGACTCTGCTCTGCCTCTATTGCCTTAACACGTTCAGAGAAAATTTCTTGCAGAAAGCGCATCTTCTGCTGTGCAAGTCCGGGCGAATCGCTCTGGAGCGGCAACAGCCTTGCCGCCGCGACGAGATCTCGGTCGCTTGGACGACCACCATTGAGGATTCGGGCGATCTTGAGGCCGAATCCCGCAAGGGCGTCGTTGAGATTTGCCGAGTCGTCGAACAGATATCTTGCGAGGAATCCAGATTTGGGGTTTTCGTTCTTAGCATCGAACCCCGCGCCGAGAGCGGACATCACACCAAAACTGAAGCCCCGCAACCCGGCTTCCTCCCATAGGCCCGTGACCCTGGAACCTACCTGTTTCCCGTCGTCGTTGTAGATCGGTACTTCTTTGTAAATCTGGTCCAACTCGCCCTGGAAGGATTTGGCGTCGACCATCTGCAGGCGCTCGGTGGCCGAAGTGACCATTTTGGCGCGCAGTTTTTCCATCTTCTCGGCCACGTCAACGGCTTGCAGGCGCGCCCCGCGCATAAATGCGGCACGGATTCCTCCTTGCACTTCTTTCGTTTTGCTATTGTAGAGTTCCTGCGTTCCTTCGTCTTCCAGCATCTCCTCCCAAGAACCCAACTTTCGTCCCTGCTCTTCCATAAAGTCCAGATATGAATCAAGGACGTCATTTGGCGCACTCAGATCCCCTGCAAGGAATTGTGACCACTCGTTTGTCTCGCGGTCCAGTTGCCACCAAGACCCATCGTCGGCCCTTACCGTTTGCCTGTTTGGCTCACGTCCCGCATTTCCGATGGAGACTTTGACTAAGCCATCTTCACCCTGAACCAGCTGGAAAATCTCGCCGCCTATGGTCTTTACTCCTGCGAGCGCCGCAATGCGTTTTTCTTTATCCCGCTGCAACTCGTGCCGCTCCTGGGAAAGTCTATAATTTCTCTCTTTTAGATCCCTCTCCAGATTGGAATCTGCAAGCTTGCCCAAGGAAAGTCGATTAGCGAACTGGTCCTGTGATGCCTTTGTCTCTGCCTGCCTGCCTCCTCGAATGGCCTCAGAGATTCCCTTTACGCCACCAAGAAGAGCGCCGAGGCGTCCCTCTGACGGAGTCGTTTGGGTTCCCCTTGCGCCACCCCTCGAAGACAAGGCGTTGATAAGGTTTGCACGGGCCTGCGAAGCACGGTCCTGCTTTTGAGCCTTCCTCATAGACCTGTTGGCAAATAAAGACTGGCCAATGTTTGCGGCTGCTTCGAGCAGCCGCAAGCCGGTCTGTGGCTTGTCCTGTTTAGGAAGAGGGATTCCCTGCTGGCCTGGGGGAGATCCGAAACCTGCCATAGATTGTTCATGTGATACCAAGCGCCGCGCAACGGCGATAGACTCCTTTGGGTCCATGCCCAGACCGATGAGTTGTCTCGCTCGTTCCTGAACTGCTTCAGTTTCGCCAGTCAAATCTGCTTCTGCGGTGGGGTCACCTTGTGTCGATGGAGTTTCGTCAGTGACCTCGATACCCTGTTCGTCCCCTCGACCAGAGATCATCGACTGAGCTTGAGTCAGGTAGCGTTGCCACCAGTCACCGGAAGCAGAGGGTGGCGGTGGGTCTTCTTGTGGGTCTTCTGCAACAACAGGGTCCGCGTCCGTGGGCGTTCCATATTTTTGGTGCAACTCTTTCAGCGCAAGGGCCGTGGCCTGGACACGGTCGTCTGAGGCTTCAGTCGGGTCTTCTGCAACAACAGGGCCTTTGGAGCCTGGATCAAGCAGTTGGTCCAGGTAACGATCAAACGGACCACGTCGCTTGGCTCGACCCTGACGCCGGTCTTCCAACCAGTCAGAGTCAGATTGAACCTCAGTGTCCTCACCCAACTGGGGAGATGGTCCCGCCAAAGCGTCTGCAGAGGCCCCGCCAAAGGTGGCTGCTGTCGTCACGCCCGGAGGGGGGCCTGTGGGCGTCACGCCCATGAGGTCCACATCTCTCGGCAAAGGAATTGCCGAGAAATCCGTGGACCGCATTATTTCCTCGATCTCGTCATCCGACAAATCGCTGTAGAGTTTTTTCAACAGATGACGATAAGTCTGGCGGTCGGGACTCGCACCATTGGTCCCTTCTGCCACGTCTAAGAGACTACCTATTCCTTTGGCCATCTATCGTCTCCGACCATCGAACGGAGTGGTTCTGATCCACGTTTGGCGCTGTGCCATTGAAATAGATGGATCGTTCGCTTCCTGTGCCGTTACCGGTCGTCCATCGGGCCAAGACCACGGCGTTGCCTGCTGTGCGGACTCCCCTGCGATGGCACCCAAAGTGCCTACTTTCCCTGCGTTAGCGACGGCGTTCGGATCGACACCTTCTGAAAAGAGTTTGTTAACAAGGCCGGTGATTTGGTTCTGCACAAGAGGGTCGCTCACCATCTGTTGGGCAAAGCTCGGACTTGCTGCTGCGCCTGCGGTACCCCGGCTTCCCTGTTGGCCAAGGCCCTGCAGAACTCTGTCCATCGCCGCGGCTCGGTCGCTTTTACGATTGGCCGCTTTCTGTGCGCGGTGGGCCATAAACAATTCTGCGCCTTTTAGCGCAGCAGGGATGGCAAGTGCTGGAAATCCCATGGGAGGCTCCTATCTCGGAAGGTTGAGTTTGGTTCTAAGGTTTTCCACTATGTGGGGCGGCAGGTTCAGCAGTTCAAGCATTGCCGCTCCAAACCCTTTCTGTAACTCATCTCCCGTACTAAATTGTACGGCAGGATCGAGCGCCGCAATGATCGAAGCAATCACGTCCATGTCAGCTTGGCGCGCGTCGAGCGTCTGTTGGTCGCCAAGTACGCCTGTCAGTTCGGCTCGGGCGATTTCTCTGTCGGAAAGGGTTCGACCGAGGTCTGTGCCTGCGGTAATGCCTGCAGTCCTCAAGAGCCTTGCTCTTTCTGCCGCATCTGCAAGTGCGGAAAGTTCTGCGCGAGCCTGGTCGTCTGCCCGGAGGTTGGCCAGGTCGATAGTGTCACCGCCTCGAATGACACCAAAGCGACTCAGTTGCTCTCGATCAGCCTCCGCTCGGCGCAAGAACTTCGCTTGCAGATCTGCCAGGATAGATTTTGTAAGCGGGTCTTCTCTGAGTTCTGCAGCTGTCTCCGGTCCTGCAAGGTCTGCGCGAATCGCGTCCTGCACATCACCGAAGATTCCACCCGCACCAGGTACGGTAGGCGTCAAACCACCTATTTGGCCCTGAAGGGCGTCAAGGCGCTTTAGAATCTCACTCAAGTCCATTTCGCCGCCCTCGCCACCTTCACCGCCGCCGACCCCACCATATTCTGGCGTTATACCTTCCACTGCCGTGCGAAGATCAGCCAGTTGTCCGCCAACGCCGCCTGCGCCTACGTCTCCAAAGAATTGAGGCAGGCCAAGGTCTGCGAGTTGACTGCGAATGTCCCCGGAAAGACCTGTGCGGAGGTCGCCGATCATACTACGTATTCCAGAATCGTCAAACGGCTCTCCAGTGATATTTACATCACCCGATACCCTGTCGAGCAGATCGTTTACGGTGATGCTTGGAAAGCCCAAATCGCCAATGCCAACATCCGGTAAACCCAAATCGCTCACGCCAAGGCTGGGCAGACCCAAATCGCTTACACCAACATCTGGCAGGCCCAAATCGCTTACACCAACATCTGGTAAACCCAAATCTCTTACGTTGATGTCCGGCAAAAACTGATCGGGAGTGAGTCGCGTACTGCCCAAGGCTTGTAACAGATCCTCTTCTTCAACCTGTCCTAAGAACTGGTCCGCACCGAGTCGTGTGCTGCCCAAAGCTCGGGCCAGGTCTTCTTCGCCAACCTGTCCTAAGAACCGGTCAGGGCTGAGGCGCGTACTGCCCACGGCTCGAGCCAGATCTTCTTCTCCGACCTGTCCTAAGAACCGGTCGGGCCTCAGTCGTGTGCTGCCCAAGGCTTGTACCAAATCCTTTTCTCCGACCCGCCCTAAGAACTGGTCAGGAGTAAGTTGCTGACTTCCCAAGGCGCTGGCTAAGTCTTCTGGCCTTAGTCGCGGCAGGATCTGCTCGGGCCTTAGTTGCTGATCTCCGAGCGCACTAACCAGATCCTCTGGCCTTAGTTGCGGCAAAATCTGCTCGGGAGTGATCCGTTGATCTCCCAGCGCACTGGCTAAGTGCTGGGGCAAAACCGGCCCCAGGAACTGATCGGGGGAGAGTCGCTGGCTTCCGAGCGCCTTGGCCAGATCCTTCTGGCCAACCTGCCCCAAAAACTGGTCGGGAGTAAGTTGCTGGCTCCCCAGCGCATCGGTCAGATCCGCTTTGCGAACCCTCGGCAAGATGTCACTTGCAACCAAACCCGCTCCAGGCAAGGCATCCAGTAGATTCTGGCGTTCGATCAGTGGTAGAATGTCGTCCACGCCCAGCAAGTTGGCCAAGGCCAAGATATCCGTCCGCGCACCACCAATCGCTTTACTGATGGGATTAATGTTAAACGCGGTAGGCAACTGTCCAATTTCCGTCCGCAGGTCGGGTATATCGGTTTCTGCCAAACTCGTAACTTTGTCGCTCAATAGCCCCGTTTGCTCCAAGGCATCAGCCAACTGCCCCCCACGAGGAAAGAAATCTCCGGGGCCACCGCCAAATGAGCCGCCTGCGATATCCCTTAAAAAGCCTTGAGATTCTAAGAGAGAATTTCTGACTTTGTCTATCGATGAGGGCGTTTCAAACGCAGAGATATCGTCAAGAATGCCACCGCTTCCCTCGAGCCTTTCAAGGAATGCGGAGAATTTATCCGGCGTATCCCAATTACGAAACCGTTCACTTGTCGTGCCCCCGGTTTGGATGCTGTTGAGCATCTGCGCCAACGGAGAGCTTGGGTCCAGACCGATCTGTTGGAGTGCCTGCAGCAACGGAGGCAGGGACCGAAGATCGTTTAATGCCCTAAGCCTTTGGTCGGCGGTATCGAAGGCCCCACCTCGGTCTGGCCGGTTCCATTGGGGGTTGACGTACGGATCATATTCATAGTCGACCTCAATAGGTTCCTCGGGCCACAGATCTTCGTCAAGTTCAAATTCATTCGAGCCACGCGGCGGTACAGCGTTGGCGTCGGAGACGTGGGTCGAAAGGGGTTTTACTTCGGCTATGGGGCTGACAGACCCTTGATCCGAACCGCCTCCGCCGGGAGGAGCCGACCCGCCGCCTGCTACTGCATTATTTGCGCCAGTAGAGGAGGACGTTGTCGTGGGCATGAAGCTGCCGAACCCCTGCGAGTGCCCCGTGACATTTCGGCCCGAAGTCGCGCCGATAAGAGTCCCGTCCGCAAAGATGCTGCGGTTGCCTTGCGTGTCCAGATCTCCGATCTGAATGCCGGGATCGAACCCTTGGTTACCGCGGCGAAGACGTCGCTTATCGAAACCCTCGCCAGTAATGTTGACAAGGTCTGGGTTTTTGAAGACGCTGAATGAACCTTCTGCCATTATGAAACTCCTGCGCCGATACGGCGCTTGCGGCCAATGTTCTTGTACGTCGGATGTGTTCTACGAATACGGAAAAACTCATTGATAGTGTTGTTTGTGAATTTGATGCTCGAGTGCGGGTCATACTCACTGAGATCTGTGTCGTAGGCCAGCATTCTTACGGTGCCAAGTTCGGCCTCGTCAAGATTGTCCTCGTCCAAATCAAATCCACCGCCAGACACATTCAAAGTCTTTGTTGTTCCGGTGACGCCAGAAGACTCCTGGTTGACCGTGATGTTGTAGTTCCCTGTGGCATCGTAGTAGGTCCGAGCATAGAGCCAGCGGAGCCGCACTCCAGAACCTTCAGGAGCCGGGGCACCTGTGCGGAAGTAGGCACGGATAGCGATTCCGCTGGCAGATGCGTCGTCGTCCTTGTAGGTATTGTCAGGCTCATGGTCCATGACTTTACCGCCAATCGACCCCGACGAATTAAGAGTCCCCGCATGGGGTTTTCCGTCGATAGAGGCCGCACAGTTGCGGTAGAAATAGGAACCCGATCCGGTCATCGGGCCAAACCAACAATCGTGCCGATCCGAATAGACGATGATGTGATTCATTGCCGTCTGGCCAGTCCCATAAGGAACCCAAAACCACGCCTCGGCTTCCTTGGGATAATAGACGGCAAACGCTTGCGTCAGGCGGCTGGTGACCAGCTCGGGCCAGTAGCCCAGGTCAAGCTGAAAAGACTTTTTCTCGACCTCGTCTTCCCCGTCCCACAGGTAAATCCCGTCTGCGCGCAGGAAAAGCTGCCTGTCGCCCGGAAGCACAACTATTGCACGGCCATTCAAAGCCGCGCGCCCTGCTCTTACACCACCGGAGTTCTCTCTCCCGGTCTTCTGCTGCTGCTGATAGGGGATGTCGGCATTGCCTGTCGGCACCAGCGTATAGATGCCACCCGTTGTATGCACGGTCAGCGCATTGCGGGTCGGGACCAATGCCGTGATGGGGTGGCCGAACTGGTAGAACGACGTTGCTCCGACAGTGTCAATGTCTGCGATGTCGGAATACCATAGCCGATCATATGACGTATCAACATTGCCCCACCAAACGCGGTTGTCCCAAAAGGCGACATGCTCCGCAGTGGTAAACCTCGAGTCCACGTCAGCCGCGGCGGCGGTGCTTGACCCCGTCCACTTCCAAGGGGGGTTTACGCCGTTGGTTGCCAGCAAAGTTCCGGTCGCCTCGTCCACTGCCCATTCAAACGTATTATCGTCTGCCGCAGTAATCGTCAGGCTTCCTGTGATAGCCTGCCATACGGGGGAGGATGCTGCCGAGTATTGGTAGATCGCTGTGCCAAATACCGCCACGACGTGGGTCGTAGAGGGCGGCACAGTAAACTCTGCGATCATTGTACAAGTAGGATTGGAGGTGTAGGCGGCAGCGGACTTATAGGACACAGTCCCCGGACGCTTCTCGCAGGCTCCTGCAGGCTGAATACGAACGTTTTCCATGGCGGAAATCTCGTCTTCAGCCACATCCTCTTCGGGGCGGGAATACCACACTCCGCCGGTCCAGGGGCCTAATTGAATGTCTTCGCCGTCAATAGCCATTTATGCCGCCGTTAGGCTTCCAGCAGCAGGGCTGTAGTTAAACCCGCCGGACGAGGGCAGGGACTGCCTGCGCCATATTCTGTTACCCCAAATGGTTCTGTTGGTTTCCTTGGCTGCTTTTACGATCCGATCATGCTCATACCGGTTGGAGGCAGCGGCTTCCTCGTCGCCTTTTTCCTGCAGGTACAACTCAGCAGCACCCATCCACAGCGCAGGCTGTAGCTCCTCGGGAAACCACCGAGCCATGTCGGTAGAGTCGTCTGAAGAAGTCCAATCTGTGATGCGACCGAGGTAGCGGTAGCGAATGTCGTCGCCAGGAGTCTCGCTGATCGGATGAAAGCGGATCAAAATCTTGCCAGTAATCGAGTCGATTCCCTCATGGTGCCACAGGCGACCGTCAGCGTTGTAGTCTCTATCCGCGTCAGCCGCGTCAATGAAGTCCATGCCGGTAGCACCCAGAGGTCTGTCGTTCGTCACGTCTACAAACGAGTGTGGGGTAATCACATCCGAACCAAGAGCGTAGGTCTGCGTACTGGCGATGCTGGAATACGTGCCAGAGGCACCGGACGAGCCACCCGTCAGCGTCTCAGACGCGGTGAACGCCCCAGACAGTGCATTTATCAGCAAAGCGGTGGGATAATTGGTGGCGTCATACGCAGCGTCAACCACGCAAGAAGATGCCGTGAAAGAAGAGAAGGTCGCAGTGGCCGACGATGTGCCACCAGTTATTGTTTCGGACGATGTGAAGGTGCCCGAAACAGAACTAAGTGTGATCGAAGTGGAACCGTCGTATGCGGTTGTGATGACTCCTGTTCTTCCAGAAGTGCCCCCAGTCACAGTCTCCCCGGCAACAAAAGTCCCACTGATCCCAGTGACCACCATCGTGCCAGAAGAGCCACCAGTCACCGTCTCACCAACAGTGAACGCGCCAGAACTCACCGTGATGGTGATAGTCCTGGTAGTTACAAACGTGGACGACTTGTGCAAAAACCACCACTTACCGCCGAGTAAGTTGACGATCCCCGTGGCCGCAGTATTCAGGTAGATCCGCGCTTGGTCCTTGTATGTCGCGTTGGTCGTGTCCAAACCCGCCCGAGACAGCACCATCGAAATTGCAGTAGCCAGTGTCATATCAGATTCGCCCAGGCTCCGTTTTCGTAGCCTTGAAATTTGTTGGTGCTACTGTTGTAAATGATCATGCCGTTGGAGGCAGTGAGCGCATCCCTCTGCGTGGTCGTGAGGTTCGCCAGCTTTAAGAAGGACGACAGGGTGACTGTCTGCGCTGTAATAACTCCGAATAGACCAACCTCCCCGAAGGAGGTGGCCTGGTTCTGCTGCCCGGACACAACAGGGTTGGCTGCGGATCTCCTCCGCACCGGCTGTCCGAGCCGTGGGGACGCCTGCTTCCGCTCAGACCGAGGTCTGGCAGGCATTATTCTACGGCCAGATCCGCTGCTTCTTCAGGAGACATCGTCATCTCTCCAGATGCGATATTCATTTGATCAGCGTCACGCCCCGTGATCGTGCTGGAAGCGCCTGTGATGCCCTGGTTCCGCAGGTAACGCTCTGTGGTGACCCGCTGGGCCTCTTCCTTGCCAAGAGCCGCTACAAGGCCCTCAGAGGGCTTTGGCTCAAACCCTTCGGGATGCAGGATCTCTCCTACCGTAAAGGCAATTCGCTTGGCATCGGCATTGTTCTGGGGCGGCTTATTCTTCTGGATCACACTTCCTGTGCCGAGCGCGTCACGCATCGCCGACTTGTAATCTGCAGGGGCCTGCTTAACAAGTTCCAGAAGGCTGTTAAGCTGGGTCTTTGTATCAGTCTTTGCTTGCTCGGCCATAATATCTCCGTTGTGTTGGTTGATGAAGGCGGACACAAAAAATGTGTCCGCCTTCGTTGTTTGCTACGGCACTAAGCCTTGCAGGACAACGCCAACATGAGCATCGTCATCCGATGCATACGTAGTGTAACCCACCAAAGGCTCAGTTTCAGCATCCTTCAACTGAACATGGCCAGCATCACTGTCGGACAGCGTGCAATTCACTCCAATAGCAAGGGCACCATCAGATGAAATCAAAGCAACCCCAGCAGTCTGAAACCACCCGTAGTAATTGGCGGTAAATGCAATAGGACTAACTCCAGAAATGATATAATCCGTAGCAGACGTAGCAGCCCGCACGTTATACCACAGCCCACCAGTGATTGCGATATCAGACGCAGTCGTCAAGGCGACTTTGATCGGATCATACAGCTCAATGTCTACCTTGCCAGAGGTCGTAAACCCCGTCGCACTGTTGCTTTTGATTCGATACTGAATCCCCTCGCCAGTGCCATCTCCTCCATCATTGGCGATTTGCAGATATGCCCCGGCATACTGGTCCTTCGTTATGCTTGCGAGGGTAATCTGGAGCTTCGTCGAACCAGCCGCAGGAGAGAATCCGTTAGCGGCAGCGATTACGATATTATCTGTTTCGACCAGACAGGTAGCCGAAACATCCTGGGAAACTAATTCAGCAGCGTTGATAGCCGCAGCGGTATACCCGTAACGGAAGACCCTGCCATCTGCAAACTCCAACTTATCGCCAATGGCAGCCTTGGGAGTAGAAGACTCCTCGTAAATCCCTTGGCCGGTTCTTGCCCCGTCTCCGTCACCGCCAATGCGATTGGTAATATGGTTGCGATTTAAGTAACTCATTTCTTACATCCTCTCCCCTGTGAGCAGGGTATGAACCCCCATTGGCTTGGGGGCAAGGTTATTAGGCCAGATCGTACAGCACGCCCTGACGGCGTCTGTTGTTGGTGACCAACTGTGCGCCGAATACGACGAACGCAACACGGGCCAACTGGTTGGACGGCTCACGGAACGGGGTCTTGGCGAAGTTCTTGCCACCCTGCACCTTGAGCTTGAGATACTTCGTATTCAGGAAGTACATGTTGTCCGTGGTGCAGTCACGGTCAGCGATAACCGGTGCGCCGCGGAACGTCACGTCGCCCTCGGCTCCGAGGCCAAAGTTTGGACCTGCTCGCTTGCCGCTCTCGACAAAGCGGGTCATACCCGTGCCCTCGAAAATAGCCTCGTAGTTCCCGTAATGGGTGAACGAAGCCAGAATAAGGTCGGGCTTATCATTGCCCTCGGAACACTCGTTCCACATCGCGCCCATCCGCAGGGTGCCTTCATATTGGTCACCCGATTTGGTCAGGAAAGAGGTGTAACTCGCGTTGAAATCTTCGCGCTTATTGTCCCACCATGTATTGGTGGACTGCGAGATGCCGCCGAGCGTGGTTCCCGTGGACTCAGCACAGATGTCCTGCAGGCCCAACATGGACTTGCCAGACTGCGAGCCGAAGATTGCAGAGTTGACCGTGTCGAAGGACTTGGTCATCGCCTGCTTGCTCTTGGCGGTAATTAGCTTCGTCGAACCGGCCTTGCGGGATTCGGCGTCCTCTGTGTCGGAGATGACAACAGAAGTGGCGTTGTAGCGGAACTGATAGAAAGCCGCCGTGATCCCATCGACCGCGTTGGTCGAAAGCACGTCGAATCCATCGAACCACTCAGAAGAACCAAGACCATACATCAAGTCTTCCTGGATCTCCTTACCGCCTGTCTCGACTTCCATGACTCCGGCTTTGCGGAATCTCCCAAGAGTCGGGTAGGAATCACTGATATTGTCGGTGAGGCGCTTGCGATGCGCCCTCATCGTCAGTGTCCACGCCGCATCCCAGGTTTCACTGGTAGTTGCAGCAACCATGGCTTAGTATGCCTTTGTTGTCTACTTCATGGAGTTAATCCAAGTTTTCTCAACTCGGAAGCAAGTTGTTCTTCAGATAAAGATCCCTGCTCCGAATCAGCAGACACTGGCGACGGCGGGGTCAACGACCCTGTGGCGGTGCGGCGAACGTTGTCCTCTTGCTCTTTCAGCTGTGCGCTTTGCTGTGCGGAGATCCCGTGGATCAACTCGTACGCCTCAGTCGGCGTATAGTTGAGGCCCGTAACCCTGTTCTGCACACCAGTTAACGCATTCACCTGGTCAGCACTCTGGTCAATGTCGGGATACTTCTGCCGAGCTTGACTGGCTGCTGTATTGGCGGTCTGGGTTGCTCCGTTGGCCATGTGGAGAGCAATACGCCGAACAAACTCAGTGAGTTGCGCGACCTTCTCCGTCTGTGCCTCCAGTTCCTTGCCAACCGTCATTTTCGAGACTTCACTGATCACGTCCAACGAACGCTGTTCGTCTTGGTCCAGTGTCGATCTCAAAGAACTTAAGGGGTCAGGCTCCTCTTGTGGAGGAGTCTCCAACCGATTCACACGCTCCTCAAGGCGCTGTTGCTGGTGCGCCTCTAACTCACGGCGGTGACCTGCCAAAGCCTGCATCCCTTGGGTAAACCTACCCTTGAGTTGCTTGGCCAGTGGCTGTAATTGTGCAGGAAGGGAGTCCACGTCCACGTCCCCGATATTATTGGGGATCTCGGCGGGTCGCTCCGGGGCGTCCTTATCGGTCGTTCTCGCTTCCGTGGCACCGGCAGGCAAAGACTCATCATCGACGGGCGCTGCTTCGACTGCTGGGGCGTCTAAATCGGCACCCAAGTCGATCAGTCCGTCGTTCGTAGTCTCTTCTGCCGCAACCTCTTGGCTCGAGTCCGTTTGGACAAGTTCAGTCATCTGATACTCCTATTCGAGGTGTGCTGGTCAATCTGACCAACCACTATCCGCATGGGGTTTTCGGGGACCGGGGTCATCTTTAATATGACCCCGGCTCCCGCCGACAGGGTCAGCACCTTCCATGACCCCTAACTCCTTCATCACGCGCTGTTTGTGGGCGTAATCCTTTACGACCACTCCAAGTCCCGGCTCATACTTCCCATACATACTGCTATGGTCAGAATGAATGTGGTTCTGCCGTCGCCCGATCAACACATGATCAGAAGTTTCACCGCAATGCGGACAAGCTCTCGTCGGAGTTACAGACTCCTTCTTCTCGAAGAATACATCGATTTCGTCTTTTCCGCAAGATTCGCAGTGATAATCCTCAAGGCGGGGATGTGACCCGCCTCTCATGTTGATTTTGTATGCCATCCAGAAAAGTTCCTTTCAGGTTACGGGCGTTGTCCAGATGCGAGCATTTCAATTCTGATTCCTGTCAATAGCGGCAACTGCTTGCGATGTCTCCTGGGCCGAACTTCTGACAGCAGAGTCTACCTTGCTCAACTGCTTCCGAACCGTATCCAGGCCACCCGCGTCTGACAGGTTGCCTACTCGAGCGGGAGCCGAACCACTGCCTGCCATCTGCTGCAGGGCCTGCTGGTGCTGCTGCATGTGCTGATCGAGGGCCGGAGCAATTTGCTGTGCCAGTAGAGGATTCTGCTGAACCAACTGCTGCCACTGCGGTGTCTGTGGCACCTGTCGATGAACCTCCATGTGCGCCCTGTGGTTCTCCTGTGGGTGAACCTGAACGTTCTGTCCCGACAGAAAGAGCATGTTCTCGTATTCCGCAGTGCGCTTGGCGTCGAGGTTTGCGGCACCGCCGATCAACTTGTCCGTGTTGGGAACACGGAAAGCTCTGAGTAGATGTTTGATCGACTCGATGCGAGGGATCTCAGGCAGCTGTATCATGTGCCCGAACAGCGCAAGAGCGTCCTCCCTTTCAAGCTCCTCGAACATCGGCTTCATCGAGCCTGCCTCTACGTGGACCCGGAATCTTGCCTGGAGCATATCAGACCGAACCACTTGGAACACAGGGTCATCTTCACCTTGTGCTGTATTGACGAGGAAGGACTTTGGCTCGTACCGCTTGTCCCCCATGATACGAACCATGTTGTAGGAGATGTCCTCGAAGACCTGTGCAACCTGGTTCTGCATCCAGTCTCGGTTTAGCTGTCCAAAGGATGCAGTGAGAGCCGCTTGCGTGGCCGTAACCCTGCTTCCTCCTCCCATAGCCATCTGGCTGACGGCGAGGATTTGTTCCTCGTAGGCGCGAAGGTCGGACTCGAGGCCCAACTGATCTGCAGGCGGAGTGGCTTGAGACATTTCTGCGAATGCGTTGTTCACGTCATTCACCCAAACGATCTTGCCGTCCTTGCCCTGCTCGATGTCGTCGCCCACAGTGGGGTTCTCTGTCTGCTCTGCCTTCTGGCCGAGAATGACACGGGCGTTTCTCTTGGTTCCTGCGGATCGACGGGAGAGTGACTCCACGATCCCTTTCTGTGTGTCCTCGGCGTAGGCCATCATCGGCACACCGTAAGGGCCTTCGTGAGTCATGTCGAGCGTCAGTTTGATATAGGGCGTCCCACCCGATACCAGATACCCGCCGGTGGGTTGGAACTGACCGGTCACTCTTTCCTCTCCATCAATGGGGTCGATGGCGATTTGTGACTCACCAGCAAGGAAGGGATGCGGGATCTCTTCGATGGGTTGCTCAACGCCCTGGGCGAAGGTGATCCTCTTTTTGTGCAGGCGGTCGTGGACCTCGCGCAACTGGACGTAGCCACCTTCCTGTTTGGCCCTCTCGATCATCTGCTGCTGCTCGTCGCCATCATCTCCATTGGAGTCTTCCCAGTCGGAAAGCATCCCGTCGAGATCTTCCGTCGTCAGCGGTTTGATCTCGTTCTTGTGCTTAAACCGCTTGTCCTTCTGCACGAACTCGTTCGGCACCAGCATTTTCTCGTAATCGAAGCGCGCTTGGCCGGGGTCGTGGGGCGGAGTCATTACATCAGTGTAGAAGTTGAATGGACTCACTCGGGCGACATAGAACATGCCGTTCTGCATCACGTCATTCGCTACGTAGGGGGCGACAATATCATTGTCCCCGATAGGATTAACGCCGCACTTGAGGATGCCCTTGTAGCAATAGAGGGAGTCGAAGGTCATCTGCTGGACGTGGCGCTTGGCGTGAATCAATCCCAAGCCATCGTTCACAACGCGCTCAAGAATCTCTGTCTGGAACTGACTATTGTTGTCTTCGACGCGCATGAAAACGCGGGGGTTCTGGAACACCACTGAGGCGATGATCTGGCGCGTAAGCGGATAGAACCGTGAGATTTTTTTCTGGTCGCCATCAGCGATGCCGAGATCATCAAAGTCCAGTTCATACAGTTTGATGAGTCTGCGCCACATTGCGTGGTGCTTGACCATATACTTCTCGGTCGTTTCAAAGGTCTTGGTCCAAAACTGCAGTTGCTTGGGCGTCATGCGGTTTTCCTTGCTGGCAGACTATCCAACACGTTGCCTCCGTAGAACGGGTTCCGCACGGCGTCATGTTTGGGCAGTGATGGTCGATAGATGTGCATCATCGCGTATCGGAGTTCATCGGCTGCATGGTCGTCCGAATGCGTGTCCACATCTTCTGGGTTCGATGTCGATCTTGGTAGAGCGGGTAGTGTTCGGGTAAGGTTGTCGTTCCATCCTCCAAACACATAAAACTTCTTCTTGGTCAGCGCATCGTTGATGACTCTCCATCCTGTGATGCGGTCGTTGTTCCCCTTGGTGAGATGCAATCCCTGCTCGGAGAAAATATCGTAGGGCGAGTGCGTCACCGCTTCCGTGAGCCTCCGCTTGGCCCACATCGATGGATCTGCATAAATCTGAGAAGGCGGTCGCCCACCCGTAAAAGGATTCGACTGGATCATCTTGTCGATCTCGTACGCATGGGTCGATGCAGCAGCGCCTGCTTGATAGTACTCACCGATACGATAGATGTTGCCGTCAAAGTCTATAGTGTAGAGTCCAAAAGAGGTAGGCGAAGCTTCGCCGTAGTCAAGCCCCCCGAACAGGGGCCATGAGTCGGGGACGGGAAACGAGGGGATGACGCACTCGTTGCTCCATGACGTGAAATACTGTCCGACAAAGGAATCCCAATCTCCTTCGAGCCACGCTTTAACCAGATGCTCATCTCCGACGCCTTTGAGTCGGTCGATGTATCCGGGGTCGGCAGCGAGCAGGATTCGGTTGTCTGTGACAAGGGATTTGATAAACATCCGAGGGTTAATGGACTGATCGTCCTGGATGACGACTTCGCCCTCGGGGGCAGGATCGATGAAGTATTCCTTGACAGCCTGGTGCCCCACTCCACCGGGGTTTCCTGTAGACCGAATCCGCATGTTCGCCACACCCGCGGTGGAGCGGAGGCAGGCTTTAAGTTTCTTGTAGGCTTCGAGGGAAGGCCAGTTGGGCAACTCGTCGAACGAGATCCAGGTATACTGGTGCCCCATGTAATGGTCTGCATCCCCGACGTTCTCCATGTGTCGCAGGCGAAGCACCACATCACCGGTTGCATGTGGTATGCGAAATTCGTGGACGCCTACTTTGTATTCAGTTCCGGGGAAGGCTTTGTAGAGTACCCGCTTGCCTTCTTCGACAACTTCATCGAGTTCGGGATAGGTTCGACGGAAGACGATCCCTCTCCATGCGGAGCCGTTTTCTTGCACATCGGCTGCAAAGTCTCCCATAAGGAAAGAGGTCTTGCCTCCTCCTCTGGCTCCACCGAAAAACAACTCTTCGATGAACGCCGCCCGGATCGCCTTTTCCTGGGGTCCGAGTTGGGGTTTCCAGACTTCGTCAGGCAAGATTACTCAAAATTTCTTCTATGCGTCGGTAGACTGCTTTTTTCTCTGCCATCTTAATCTGTTCTTTTGTTGCCGATGGGGGTTCAAGCTTGGACCTCACATCGGCGGCTATTTATCCAGGTTTATCGCTTGTGTTGGTCGATCTTGAAAGGACGCTACTGAAATTCTCGGACAAGAAGTGCTGGGATGTTTCCAACCTCTTCCCCTTGGTTTCGCAGCAACCTCAGAGCCTCAAGCCGGTGCGCTCCCTCAAGGACAGTGGGGAAACCCTGGGCGTCATCTACGACGATCAGCGGGTCAATTCTTTTGGACTGTTTTATGGCCTCTGCCAACTGCTCGGATCTACGGAGGCTATTTGCTGCGACAAAACCCCTCTGGTCAAGATCTGTTAGGTGAGTCAAGGGAATCTCCCTGACTCCAGGCTGGACTGCATAGTCATCGAGCGACGAAGAGATTGACGATGTGTTGGGTATTTCTCCCCCCACGCTAAACCCAGATACCTCATCCCCAGCCTTTGGAAACTCTCCAAAGTTACCGCGCCGCAAAGGATTGGAAAATCTTCTCAAGGCATCTTTACCCGCAGCCAACTTGGAAGCCAACTTCAACAATCCACGCAAATCACCAGGACTCAGCGGCACTTCAGAAAAGGTCGGCTCTGGCGGCAGATCACCGCCGAGGGCCACATCCATACGAGTTCGTTGCGGATAGTCTGTGGAGGGCAACCGATGGGCGCGGCCCGTAGAAGACTTGGTGAAGGTATCATCCACCGGCGGTAACTGGTTCTGTCCTTTGCGGCCCGAAGTTGCAGCGATGGCGACGTAAGGCGCAATTCGCGCCAGGTTAGTCAACAAGGCTGTTTGGTTCTTCTGTGCCATCCTGTTCCTCCTCTGGTACAAACCAGGCTCGTATCTTTGGATTTATTTGGGAAAAATCGTCATCGGTAAAGGCGAACCCCATACCAAGAGATTTTACAAACCCCTGCAAAAAGATACCAAGTTGTTCCGCCGTGCAGTTTTTGGGGATTTGGAGTTCATACTGGCGCATCTTGGGAATGCCGAGAATCGGGATGCTTGGACCGTCTTGATTCATGGGGTTCCCACTGGAAATTGGTTATTTACTCGAGAAATGGCACCCTTCGTGGTCGAAAAACGGGCAGGAAGTTCCGAAATCACCTTTTCGGGGGGTTCGACAGGCGGTTCCTCGACAACTTCTGCATCTACGATGCGATCTTTGTCCATGATGGCATTCTGCTTGTTCCATTCCTCGTAAGTTGAAGCTCGAGGCGGTAGATTCACGCCCACTGCACCCTGGTGTGTAACTTCTACCTCGATTTTATCATCTCCAACCTCGGCACGGACGGCAGAAAGGATCTTGATCTTCATGGCAGTCTGGGAATCCGTCAGATTCTCGTAGATAGCCTCCAGCTTCTTGACCCGCTCCTTGCGGTCTGCCAGCTGTACGTCATCGAAGTTTGCCCGATATAATTTGACCTGACGGTCGTATTCCTGTCTGAACAGAGAAGACTTACGCCATTTCGTAATGGTTACCGGCAAAACCCCCACGTTGGCGGCAACCGCAGCGTTGAGATCTCCCTTGGTCCAGCGATCCATCACCAAATAGTGAATCGCCTGCTTTTGCTGCTCTGACAGAGACTTAGCCAAGATTCCTCGCTATATGCTGCAGAGTCGCAATGATGTTTTGCATATCAGATTCAAGATTGGAAAGCCGCTGCGACATCATCTTCTCATGGAGCGCCTGACGATCCTGAAGCAAATTAAGAGAAGCACGGAGGCTGTGGATGTCATCCAAAGTGCCACAAGAAATATCCACCAGCGTAGACTCCATGCCCGAATCAAAAATCATCGCGCGCACAACATCATCATAAGGCGCGTCATCCTCCAAAGCCAGCACCTGACTACGCTCCATAGCGATCCATCCAAGCCTCAACCCGTGAATGGTGAACATTGAGCCATGTGGAATCCATTCCGCAAGTAATCCGCGTTCCAGAAAATTTGCCAGGCTTCATCAAAAACATATGCCCCGTCTTGCGCGACAATGCCTTCATCCGCAGAAACTCACGCAAACAACTGTCCACCGTCAGTGCATGACACTGACCCACCGCTGACGGACACTCCTTCACTGCAAACATACAAAACTCTCATCCAAAAAACATCACACCACATGTCCCTTGTCGAGTAAACCAGTCGAACGCTCCTTCAAATGATCCACCTCCCGACGCAACTGAGCCAACTGCTCACGCACATCAACGTCGAACGAAGGCTTGTCCATCGCCACGTTAATCAACTCCCGCACAACCTCACTCATCGATGGACCCTGGCCACGCAACCAAGCCACATGACCCTCCTCCAACATCACATTCTGTCTAATCATCATTGATTCATCATTTCCTCCACCCCAAACAATAACACCCCACACCAGATTACACAACCATGCGGAAGTGGTAATGATATAGACACTGACCTGCAATAGCCCCCGTAGTCCCCCCGGATCGGCTTCACCTTCGATTAACGTTGACGTCAACGTTAAGTTTAAAGTTGACGTTGACGTTAACGTTAAGGTTGACGTCAACGTTGTGCCTCGAGTGAGGGTGGTTGTCGCTAGGTGGTGATGGACGTCCGTACAGGGGCACACAATACACGGTAGGGTTCGGGTTCGACAATCCCCGGTCTTCTCTCCTTATACCCCTTTACGGCTACAGACGGGACGCTCCGCGCAAGCGTCCCCGGCTTCCGGGGATAACTTTATTTGTACGCTCCCCCTGTTTTCGTGTTGCGTTAATGCAGAGTCCCCCGTACATTCTGTCATACGTTAACAATCGGTTAACGTGTCAACGGGGGCACAGCATGACGACGTATCGCACCACAGCGCAAGCGCCCCGTATTACACACTTACCAGTAGGGGGATGTAATGAGGACTCGCAAGCATAGCTCAATATCTCGTAGCGAGATGGCCGAGAAATTGAGGACACACCGAACCAGCCGGGACGCTTACTATACGGTGAGCACGACGGGCTCACGGTCACTGTCGATCGAACGGGACGGAAACTACCGCCACTATTACACCGAGAGGAAAGCGTCATGACACGGGGACGACCACAGAAACACGGGGAGAAGACGCGCGCCGTTAGTTTGCGCGTCCCCGTGTCAGTATATGAGACCGTCGTTGACGCTCAACGGGACGGGGAAACGTGGACGGACGCCGCAGTAAGAATCCTAAAAAGAAAGCGCAGGAATAAATGACACAGACCAAGTGGCCACAATCGTTTTTCGAATTGACGGGGATGATCGAACATTGCGGCAACGTGTTAGCCGATATCGAAGTCGAAGGTGACGACGACAATGA